GCTAGTTATTCGCATTCTTTCGGCGTTGTTAGTTTTCATAATAAGATTACCAGCACCAACCACATTTAAAGTAGCAGAAGGTGAGGTTGCAGTTGCGTGACCTATCGTAAACTTATCACCGCCGCCACTATCAAATTCAATGCCGCCAATAATCGAAGAGTAATCGCCTTTGATTGATGTTCTGAACCCAGCGGTAGGTGACGCAGTGCCGATGCCAACCAGATTATTCGTGCTGTCAACTCTGAGGGTAGTGGTGTCCACAGTGAGGTCACCAGCAATAGAAATGCTAGTGTCTAGCTTTGCGCTGGTAACAGAGCCATCAGGCGGAGATACAGTTTGCAGGGAGCGGCCACGGAAGATGCAATAACAGTCGTCTGTACTAGCGATTGCTTCAGACAGGGTCAGGGTCGAGCCAGAGGCTGTGTATGCTTCTGTTGGTTCTTGCTGGACGTTATTTACAAATAGCTCAATGTCTGCCGCGTTTGTGACAGGGTGATTGAGGCTGTAAGACGTGCCACCATTTCCAGTGATGTCTTGCTTGGCAAACGAGATGTAGCTTTCAGCAGGTGTGTTTCCAAGAAAAGGCATTAGGTTATCTCCATGACACCCATTATAATGTGAAGCGATGTCGCCGTATCTGACTGAACGGAGAGCTTGTCTGTGGTTTCAAGAATGTATTTCTGGCCTGCAAGAACTTCGAGGGTTGAGCCTGCGGGTATCTGAACATTATGAAGATGCTTCCTTACGGTAGAGCCACCGTCCTTAAACGAGACAGTCGCACTGACTGTGCCTGTCGTTACATTGCAGATAGACATTCCGAGAATAACAGTCGTTGTCCCAGATGGCGCAGTGTAAATGTCTACGTCAGTGTTAGCGTTCGCCATGACTCCGTGGGCGTTTTTGAATGTGTTTGGCATTGGTTTCTCCTACTAGCCAAGCGCGATAGCCAAGGCTGTGGCTTCGTCTGAGGTTGTCATTGATGCGCCCGCCGCTGTTATGTTTTTGTTGAAAGCAAATGTGTCTGTGGCTGAGACGTAGGTCAGAGTTGCGTTTGCCCCACCTATTGTTAAGCCCGCGCCATTTGCAGCACCTGCGTTGGCTGCGCCGTTGGCAACTGTAATGTTGAGGTCTGCGACATCCATTGTTGTGCTGTTAATTTGTGTCTGTGTGCCGTCGACTTGCAGATTGCCACGGATGCGGACTGTGCCAGTGTCGTCGCCAATAGCGGTTGGGTCGATAATGAGAGTGGCTGGCCCTGTAAGAGAGTCGACGTGCCATGCACCAGATGATGTGCCGGATGCAAAGACAGGGGTTGAGGAACCGTTTGAAACGTATGTTTCGACCCGTGCGTCGGTGTAATACAGATTTGATGAGCCTTCTGCGAGGCTGTCTGTGTTGCCAGCAGTAACAGATACCCAAGCCGAACCGTTGTAACTTTTTAGTGTGGTTGTACCGTTGTCGTACCAAAGATCGCCTGTTCCAACATTGCTTCCTGACGGAGCAGAGCTGCTGATGAAATAGGTGTTGGCGAAGCTGTTTACGTCGGCGATGTTGGTCGCCACGGTGTTTATGTTTGTGGCGTTGCTTAATACACTAGAAATATTTGAGTTCATGCCAGCGACTGTTGTTACGTTACTGGCAATCGCAGACACTGAAGATATGTCAGAAGCTAGTGCTGCGACTGTCGCTATATTGTTTGTCTGTGTGGCAATAGTGTTGCCCATTCCATTGCCGTGGACAGTGCAATAGTAAAGAAGACCAGACGCAGGGGCGTTTGAAGGAACAGCAAAAACAACTTTTGCTCCAGACGTCCCAGGCGTTCCTGTTGCGGTTACGCCTGTTGTGTAAGAGCTTGAGCCATTCTTGAAACGTAAAGGATGCCCACTCAAAGAAGAGTCGCTTAAATCAAATGTGTAAGTAAAGCCACGGATAAGTGTCAATGTCGGGTTTGTTGCGCCATCAATAGCAAATCTGTTTCCGCCTGAGTTAACAACAGTCACAACAAAAGTCTGTGTGCCAGACAGCAGACCTGCTAATGAGGTTACTGTTGTCATGTTTGTGGCAACTGTCGTGACGTTAGTTGATATGCCAGCTACAGACGTAACGTCAGACGAGATGCCTGCAACTGCTGTGACGTTAGAAGCGATGCCCGCTACAGACGTTACGTTAGATGCAATACCCGCAACAGATGTAATGTCAGACGCAATGCCCGACAGGGTAGTCATGTTTGTTATGTTAGAAGACGCGCTTAATGTTGTTATGCCAGACGAGATACCAGCTACTGTCGTTACATTAGAAGAGATGCCAGCAACAGTGTTAATGTTTGTTGTGTTTGCAGCGACTGTACTTATTGCGGCGTTGATGCCAGCAAGAGTGTTGATGTTTGTTATTGCCCCAGCTACTGCCGCTACGTTTCCTGTCGTGGCGTAGTATTTAGCTGAGTAGTCTGAACCGTCGACTGTTCCGCTGGTTTTTGTTGCCCAGTCTCTTGCGAGGGATACGTCAACAATCTTCGATGTGTTCGCGCTAGAGATGAAGTTGGATTCAGACGAGTATGTTGTCGCGGATGATAAGCCATGAACTATATAAACATCACTTGTGCTAGTGGTTACGAGGTCAAAGTTATTGTACGAAGTGCTTGTGCTGAATGTCCCTGTGATCTTAAAGAAGGTCGTTAAGTCTTGCCAACCAGCGGTGCTGCTGGAGTATTGGCCAACTCGGAACTGTATCTTGTCTGCGGTTGTGTCAAACTGGAACTCAAAGTTGCTTGTGCGGAACGCACCATTGTTTGATGGGTCAAAGAGGTCGTCAAGCAGGTCTGCTAGGTTACGGCCTCCAATTTCTGCGGACTCTAAATATGTATCGAGAACGTGGTCGCCAGTGTTAGCAGAGCGAAACCGTATCTGTTCTCCTGTCGGTTGAGTAGCGGCCATCAGTCGTAATATCCCATATCTTTCATTAGACGGATCAATTTTGCCTTAGTAAGGGCGTACTTGTCGTCCGAGGTAGTGTTATTGATCTGGCCACGAAGCTCTGCAATTTCTTGTGTCAGATTTTTAACGTGGTCATTAAGTGCGGCAATCCTGTGGGTCTGCTCAGAGTCGACACTGCCCTCCTCAAGTTTGTGAACACGGAATACTTCTTCAACGTAGTCGACGATCTTGCCGTCGATCTCACCTGCTAGAACTTGTTGTTTATCCATTTGCTTTCCTCGCTTCGCTCATTGGGATCAGGTTGCCCTTCTCTCTCTCACGATCTACTTGCTCGGCTGGCTGAACTGACGCGCCACGCATCTTCTCCATAATTGCCAATTGCTGGGATGGTGACGGGCCGTTTTGCTCCAAGTCTTCTTGGTTGACGCGGAAACGGTCTAAGTCTGTGATGCCCATTGCACGGATGGCTTCTTCGGCAATCTGGCCAGCGTTGTATTCCATGTTGAGGCCAGTCTGCTGCATGATCTGAAGCATGTTCATCCATGTCTCAGCATTGCGTGTTGGCTCTAATGGAAGTGTTCCGTCGATGACGAGGTAGTCGATGTCGCCCTGTAGGTCTTTGCTGACGTCGTAGTCTAGGTATCCGTCTTCGACCATGTTGGTTAACTGGTTGGGCATGTTTTGGCCGTCGATGTTTATAGAGCCGCTAAGTGTAAGGCTGTCTTGGATGTTGGCGACCATCATGCGAACCATTGGGCGAATGGTTGTTGCAGACATAACGCGAGCCAAAACGCCGAGGCGTTGTGAGCCTAGCTGAGACAAGCGTTGGACTTCTGTTGCTGTGCGGACGCCGCCTGCTGTTGGCATACCTTGTTGTGCGTCTGAAGCTGCTGAAACACGTTGTTTCAGTTCTGACATAGCTTGTATGTCTTGGAAGTGACCGCGTGTCACGTCTGGGACTTGTGCAATAAAGACGCCATCCCCTGGCTTTGAGCCAGGGAGGGTACGGACAACACCGTATGGGTTTCTGTCAATGAGGTCTGGCACAGAGACTTGGGTCGGGTCTACGAAGATCAGGTTGTTGAGGGCTGCCGAGATGTTGTCGATGCGGGAACGCATGAGGTAAGTGGCAATGTCGTGCATTGGTAGGATCAGGTCGTAGAGTGATTGACCGTAGGTTTTGTGCTGGTCTTGATATAGGCCACCGATTACGGCTGGCATCTGGCGTCCGTAAGGATTTAGCTGGAAGCGGATGACCACGTTCTCATCGAGTATTGTGACGACTAAGAAGATTTGGTCGATGGACGGGATGCCAATTTCGTGGCCTGAGAGGCGCACCCATGCTTCGTCGACTACTCGTGCGTCACCAAGTGTGAAGTATGCGTGGTCAGAGCGTTCGCGCTGGTGTGCTTTTGCTGGGTCTATTGATAGGCCGCGCAGGTCTTCTTTGTGGAAGTGGTGCGCGTTCCATGAGTTCTTTGGTGCGCTGATCTTGTGGCGCAGGGCTGGGAACATGCGGAGCTTGGGATATAGGCCAGAGTAGAGAAGTGAGTTGTAGGAGACATAGTCTGCGAAAGCTATGTACTGCATGTTCTCCCAGTCGCCAAAGTTGACGCGGGGGTCAGGGAAGCAGCGACGTGGATCGAAGTTTATGATCTGGTTCTGGTTTGATTGGCCGTCCCAGACGACTTTGGTTGGGGCAAAGCCGTAGCGGATGCTGTCCAGTAGGAGCTGGGCCATGCGAGCTTCGCCTGCTGTGCGGCGCATCTGCTGGTGGAGGACTCGCTCTAGGATCATGGATGCGTTGCGCGATTTGCGGTTTAGTCCTTCGAGCTGGAACATCGGGTTGCGGCCACCGAGTGCTGCCATTAGGTATGTGAGGACTGTGTCTGCGATTGCGCGGGTGTCTGCGATGACTGCTTTCTCGCGGAAGTCTGTGGTTCCAGGGGGAACGTAAACGTCGTGTGCGCGGTCAGCTTCTTTCCAGTGGTCGTAACGTCCACGGATTTTATAGTAAGACATGTCGACCATTGACTTGACGTAGTCAGCAATGCGGCGTTCTTGTTCTTCGTTTAGGAGATGCGAGATGTCTTCGTAGTTGACGAGACGTTCCGCATACTCGGATAAGTCAACGACTACTCCCTCGTTAGGAGGGGTGGTGTATTCCGCACTGCGGTAATTTGTTCTTGAACCAG